TACCGACATATTTCTGAATATTTTTCGGAACATAAAATCCTTGGTGGAACTTCTTATTCCTTTTTGATAATCCCAAAGAACCCATGGGAATATTTATTCTTCGATAAGAGGTTCTTCTACAATCACAGGCTCCACAATCGCTTCTGGTTCATGTATTTTTTCAGATATTTTTACACCTTCCATACCGAAGGTAATGACCTTCGGTTTTTCTGATTTGCATCTAATATCCATAACTCCATTAGATTCTAGAATATCATTGAATGCTGTAGCTGCTTTGAAATGTTTCTCGAATACATCTTCCAAAACTCCTTTTACTAAAAGTTCATTTATAACTGATTCTAGTCTATCATTAGGCAAACCCCAAAAATATTCAAAAGAATTATTCAATGAGGAAACAGCGACCTTTAAAGCTCTTATTGTATTATCAGCTAATTTCTCAATCTGACCAATATCTTTTTCTAGTTGTGTTTTGTTTGTAATCATAAATACGTGAGGGTTAACCCTTGTGGGATAAATAAGGATAGATTTAGGTTTTCGTTTGTTCTACAGCCTACATAGGTTTGAGTTCCAGCAGTTCCAGTTTTCACTGTAGGACCACCGGAAATAGTCTCTATTAAAGTTCTATTATTATAGAAAGAAACATTTCCTAATCCATCGCTGTAAATTTCGATATAATTTACCGGGTATGGCCATCCCGCCATACTGTAAAGCGGAAGTGTTGTTTGGTTTAATGTTGTTCCATTATGAACCATTCCATATAACTCTCTATTAAAAATAAATACACCAATCCCCGCCTCAGTAAGTGGTTCAAATGTGGCATTTCCACGGTTGCCACCAAATCTTACATATCCTTCCGCATTAGCGGCAATGCTTTGGTTGCTACCGTAAGTATGAGTGATTCTAAATCCAAGAACCAATTCTCTATCGAAGTATATACCACTATTTCCATTACTGGCATGAAATCCACCGGGAGGACAATAGGTAAAGGGTGAGTATCCACCCGAATATATAGACGCCCTATTTCCTGAAACTGTCGAGGTATTGCAAGTAAGGGTATTGGAACTGTAACTAGATGCTGCTCCACTTCCCGAATTAGCAGCATTCCATCCTGTATTCTGATCTATACGAATAGACCAACTACCAAATGCCTGAGTATATAAAAGATCACCCAACCTTTTTGTTATAACAGATTCACCCATGGAAGCTGTCTGATTTGGTGAAGTAATCTGGCCATTTACAATTACATCGTCCGTGAAGGTCTTATCTCCTGCTATGCTTTGATCTCCTGTATTATATACAAGATTGGCAGCCGAAACGTTATCGGAAAAGTTAAAAATTGCACCCGAGCCGACAGCATTTAGTGTGACAGCTCCTGTAGCGTCAACTGTTGCGCTGAAGTAGTTAGAATCATCATAACCAACACGTAATTGTTCAGCGGTGGAGATTGTGTGAAGACGGGCGGAAGGTGATGTGGTTCCTACTCCCACCCTATTATTCGCAGCATCGACAAAAAGCGTGTTGGTATCGACAGTTAGATTACCTGTAACTGTGCCACCAGATAGTGGGAGATAATCATTTAAGAGGTAAGATAAGCCAAGATACTGGTTAGCAGAAATAGCACCCACCACAGTAAGATCACCATTCATGGTTCCCCCATCTTGGTATTGGGTGGCATTGGTTCCTCCACCAGAAGCATAAACCGTTACATATTTGCGAAGATCGGTCTTTACATTCTCAATCTTGTCATGGATTTTGGTGTTCCATTCCTTCTCAATTGAGTCCCAATCTTTAACAATTTTACCGGATTTCTTTGTTTCCAGAATGTATTCAACGGGCTTTTCAGCCTTGATTTTACGAATCTCCGTAAGCAATCCATCCCTACTTTCCTGAATCAAATTTTGAAAATACTTCCTAGCTTCATCGGTAATATCAAGGGTTTCTTCTTTAACTAATTCCAACTTATCATCAAAATAACTTACGACTTCCCGTTCCTTTTCATCCAGCTTTCTTTCAAATTCTTCGGAAATTTGTATTACCTTTTTATCAACGTTACCAACACGGGAAAGGGCTTTCTGAACTCCTTTGTTGAGGGAATTGTTGAGTTCAATATTAGCATCCCGAATAGCGGATATTTCTTTATCAACGCCTTCAAGCAGCGAACGATCTGCTTTCTTATCCAGCTTGGAATTCAGATTATTATCAATTTCTGAAACCTTTTCGTGGATTTCAACCGCAATATCCCGAAGTTCCTTATCAACTTTCGGATTAATATTCTTTTCCCACAAATCCTTGACCAATTGCTTAATGGACTTGTCAATCAGTTGGGAAGACTTGCTAAAGTCCTTTTTCAGAGATTCATCAAGGGAATCACGTATCTCTTCAATCTTGTTATCAATCGTTTCCCGAATCTCCGAATATTTCTCATCATTATTATCAAAAACCTCTTTTTTGATTCGTTGAGATATGATCGTAAATTCATCAACCAGATTTTCCCGCGCACTTTCTAGATAACTTTCAAGTGCTTTTTTCTTGGTTTCCGATTCCTCCCGAATCTGTTTGATTTGGCGGGATTTTTTAAGCTCCAATTCCTTTTTGGCAGCGATCAGGGCATTTTTCTTAGCTTCCTGAATCTGTAAAAGAATCTCGTTTTTCTGATCTTCAACAACTTCGGGGATGAAAATTTCATCATTTTCCGTTATTGTGATGGATTCCTCTTCGATGGAATCCTCAATTTTGGATTCAAAAATTTCAACGTAATCACTCTGTTCGTTGAACACAACCTCAAATTTCCCTTTGGTAAGAACAAAGGGATAATTCGCTATCTTACCCCCCATCTCAACTGGAATAGACACCACCGGATTGCCGTTGTGTTCGGAAATCTTTTCGACTGGATATTTATTCTTGTTTATCTCGACCTCATAGACACCGAAAAAGATTTCTGAAAAATCTTGAACTTTGATGATGTTAAGAGGAGAGTCAGTTAAGGTGGGAGACACCTTTTCGCTAAACAATCTCATTATGATTATTTAGCGAAACAAAATCTAAATCAAGGAAAAAAGTTATTTATTGTTGAAATAAATTACCGATAATATCCCATAACAATTATTCATAAATATTAAATTCTTTCAATTCTTTTAATTGTTGTTTTAATGATGTTGTCACCATGCATCTTATATTTTGTAAATTTCTATAACATTTACCACCAATTTTTGGAGTTATCGACATTTTTAAATCAAAGACATCTGAAATCATATTAATCAAATTATACTTTGATACGATCTCTGGTGAATGTAAAATGGCAACACCCTCCCAAAATGATTCATATTCTAAAAATTGATTTATTTTTTTACACAACTCTAAACATGTGACACCATTCCAATAATGATCGACATATCCATGGACATTTTGTTCGCGTTTAGACTTACACCATTCAATTAATGATAATTTATTATTAATTTCTTCACCAATAATAGAAGTCCTGATGATAGATAAATTTGGTGCTTCGCCTAATAATTTAGATTTACCATAATCATCATCACAATCAGGAGAAGATGATTCATTATAATATCCATCTTTACCACTAAAAACGCAATCAGTTGTTATATGAATAACATTACACCCATTTTCCATTTTAAATTTAGATAAAATATGGGGGAATATGGTATTAACTTTATACATATCATCTGTATCTGGATTTCGTTGTTTGATAATACCAGCAGCATTAATTATGACATCAACACTGGAAACATTTGATGTTAAAAAATGTAATATAATTTCATGAGATGATGTTAAATCTAACATCTCTCTATCTACTGGCAATACCGCATAACCTTTTTGTCTAAAATATTTGACGCAATATTTCCCCAACATTCCAGTGCTTCCAAATACTATAATTTTCATGGTTTAAAATAATTTTTAGATTTTAAATATTTCTCAAGTTCTATATATTCAAGTGAATTATCTCTTGAAGAATATTCATTTTTAAAAAATTCCACAGCATTTGAATCTTTATCTGGATACATCAAATAAACATCATCAGTATATTCGTAACTCATTCTTCTAATTTCTTCGGAAGAAGCCATAATTTCATGAATCTTTTCACCAGTCCTAGGTTCAGAAATGTCATATTTCAACCCAAATTTTTCTTTATAAATATTGAAAAGATCAACCACATAAAAAGATTTTAATTCTGGGATAACATTACATCCTCTATATTTCAAAGATTTTAGAATCAAGTCGATTGCATCTTCGACATCCAAAAGAAATCTAGTCATTCCATCCCCATAAAGAGAAAGTGTTTTACCATTTTTGATGTATTCCCATATCAAAGGGATAATCGATCCCGTGGAATTCATCACATTACCATATACAGCAGTGGTCAAATTGCAATTTGATTTTCCAGCTATAAAACATTCACCAGCTACATACTTCATTGCACCGTAAATCGTGGTAGCTGCTCTGCTTTTATCAGAAGAAATGAAACAAGCAGATTTGAAATTATTTTCTTCTGCTGCAATTCTAGAATTTATCGCACCGTCAATAATGATCTTCGAAGCTTCCTCATAATTATCATTACAAGCTTCGATTTGCTTCAAAGATGCTGCGAAAATACCAACAGTGTGTCCCTTGGATTTTCTCGTCAATAGATCACGATTGCGAATATCCCCAACCACAAAATTTACATTGGGATATTCTTTTTTCAGATAATAATGCTTAGACTCGTCTCTTGAATAAACCGTAATATCATTATTATCATGAAGACGACGAATCAGATTTCTCCCAAGAAATCCAGCACCCCCTGTTATAAAAATTCTCTCACCAGTCATAAATCATTTGTTTGTTTCTTGAAATCTTTTTACAAATTGTAACACCGGGATTGAATGGTAGGGTAACAATTTCAAATTCATCAATTATATTTTGTTTTATATATTTTGCTGTCTTATAAACATCTTCACATTGTTCTCTATTTGTCATACTCCAATCCCAAGGATATGTATCATGGAAAAATATAAATCCATCTTCAATCACACGATCTTTTACATTGATAAAATCTTTTAAAGATTGTTCGTGGGAATGATCAGCATCAATGAATACGACATCAAATTGTTCAGTATTTAAAGATTTAAAATAATCATCCGTTGTCGTTTGATGATACTCCATGTTATTCTCTAAACGAAATTCAGCAGGAATCATATCAACGCCAGTTGCTTTCTTACAATGTTTAGCGAGGGTAATAAAATTACCACCGTGTCTCACACCTAGTTCTAGATAGTGTTCAGGACGAATCCATTTGAACAATAGATCAAAAAATTCGGTATGAGCGAATGTCTCAGCAGGAGGTGGAACGTTTCTTAAATGTATGGGTTGCATTATCTATATTCTTCTTTTACTTTCCAATCATTATGGAATATTGTCCATAATGCTCGCTCAATCATATGAGCTTCCCCAACAATAACATCCCATCCAAGAATGTCAAGAATTCGTTGGTAAAATTTCTTTGAATATTTTAAAATGTATTCTTTCGGAATGATGTAATTGACACCCGGTGCGAATCTGAACCATTCAGGAATCTCAGGATTCTCCCACATATCATTGAAAAAATCATTAATATTTGAGTAATATTTCCCAGCATGTTTTCCAAAATACCAAGAGTTATTGATTTCCATGTAGCTGTTATTATCTCCAATTCTATTGGCAATCCCATTAATCCTGTGGGGTTCACTGGTAAAGTCCTGAATCTCTGTGAATGTCGTGTTATTAGCAACGCTTAGGAAAAATTCTTCTGTGCAATTCCCATTGGAAATCACTCGACCATTCTCATCATATCGTGGTGTTCCCGTATCTTTTTGATTCATTAGACAGGCACGACAGAACAAAGTGGAATCGGGGAGATTATCATAATTCTCAAGAATGAAGTGGAACATGTCATAAACATTCTGTCCCACATTCTTCTGGCGTTTCACCTTATCTGATTCGGGAAACCGATGATAACGATCATAAATCAAATAATTCTCACACCATTTATCGACCCAAGATTCTTCAATATTATCAGGTAGCCAATTGTAATCACTGATGACTACAAAATTTTTATGTATTTTTTTCATAATTAATTTTAAAAATTTTCATTGAATATATATCCCCACAATCTTTCCATTATATGAGCTTCATTTGGATTGGAATTTGTGTTGGACATCGTATTTAATAATTTGTCGTAAAATGACAAAGGATGTTTCTTTATTGTCTCTTTTGAAATCATAAATTGTGCGCCGGGAGTAAATCTTACAATATCAGTGTGTTTTATATTGATATTATGCTCCTCGCAAAAAGAGGGTATTTTACCATGCGATTCATTGTAGATACAACCAGATATTATACCATTCAATGGTATAAAATCAGTCTCTGGAATTAATTTATTAATATGATCAATATTGATAACGCCATGATCGAATGGATTTCCTTGTAAAAATATAATAAAATCTTCTAATGTATCATATTTATCAACTATATGATGTAAATATGTATGTGCCTCGCGTCCAACATTAATTAATTTGTTGCCATTTCCTATATCCCCCTTTTCATATAGGTATGTTGTGTGTTTTAAATCACTCAACCAATCTATATTTTCTTTATATCTAGCCACAACTACTCCAATAGTAGGAACATAAATATTATCATTTATTTTTTTCATAATTTGTAATCTTATTATTATAATAATTATCTTTTGATGTAGAGTAATTTAAATATTTTTCAATTTTAACATCGCATGTTTTACTGCCATCCACATATCTAAATATTTATATTGGGCGAGACGACCTATGAATATCACACCATTTTCATTTTTCACCAATTCTTCATATTTTTTATAAATATAATTACTATCACCGAATGGTATCGGGTAAAATGGTATATCATTTTTTGTAGCTTGTCTGGGATATTCTTCTGTCACAATGGTATCGCAACCATTATGTTCAAAATTGAACACGCTATGATCATAAGAGCGAGTATGTTTTGTTTGCATATTGCATTCATTAATAATAGGAATTTTTCTCGGGAATTTCTCTAAACTATTTTCAAAATCCAAAGTTCGATATGGTAATTCACCATAGCAGTATTGATAATATTCATCAATTTTCCCAGTATAAATCACCAAATCA